TGACAACATGGTTCTCCAGCGTTATAATAACAATTAGCCCAGGGTTCGTCTAAAACTCCACACTCCACTAATAATAACACAGGGAGATCAGAGATAAACCAAGGCTAACTTTCCAAAAAATCTGATTAGCCATGAAATGTACCACATGCAACCATGAATGTCATTGTGACACTGGCCTGTGCCAAGATGAATATGTGTATTTTGAAAGCACAGATATAGGTCGTGATGTTATAAAGACAAAAGTTACATGTGGATGCCCTACATGCACTTGTGATAGCAATGAGCTTACTTAGATATAATAGATTTTATTATAATCCACTACCTAAAAATGTTAGAATTGAAGAAAGTAACATTCATGGTCATGGAATATTTGCTGAAGAAGACATCGAGGCTGAGACAGATTTAGGTTCTACTCATATTAAGTATCCTATGATCGTAGGTTATGTAAGAACTCCCATGGGAGGATTTTTAAATCACTCAGAGGATGCAAACTGTCATTTAATAGTATCTCAAGATTGGGACGACTTCATTATTTATAATGTAGTAACATCAAGAGAAGTATTAAAAGACGAAGAATTAGTTTTAAATTACGAAGTTTAGCATGGTGCAATCTACAAAACCCTTAAAGAAGATAGTGAAAGGTTTGAAGAAAGCCTCTCGCACCCATGCCAAGCAAGCGTCAACTCTTGCAAAAATACAGAAGGCGATGAATGGCAAAAAAGCGAGACCCAAAAAAGGGAACAGGCAAAAAGCCAAAAGGTAGCGGTCGTAGACTCTACACGGATGAGAATCCCAAAGACACCGTTAGCATTAAGTTTGCCACTCCAGCGGATGCACGAGCTACAGTTGCAAAGGTAAGAAGAATAAGTAAACCTTATGCACGTAAAATACAAATACTTACAGTTATGGAACAACGTGCAAAGGTGATGGGTAAAGCTGAAGTTGTTCGCATAGCAAAAGAAGCAAAAAGGAAACTAAAAGATGGCCGCAAAAAAACCAAAGCCAAAGCGTAAAAAAGGTTCTCCTACACCTGCTAACCCTAGTCTCTACGCACGAGTAAAAGCTGAAGCTAAACGTAAGTTCAAGGTATACCCTTCGGCATATGCAAACGCATGGTTAGTACGTACCTATAAAAAACGTGGTGGTAAGTACAAGTGAGTTTAAAAGAATGGTTTGGAAAAGGCCCAAAAGGTGATTGGGTTGATATAGGAGCACCAAAGAAAAAAGGTAAGTTTCAACAGTGTGGTCGTAAATCAGCTACAGGTAGTAAAAGAAAATATCCAAAGTGTGTTCCTAGATCTAAAGCTAAGAGAATGACCAAGAGTCAAATTAGGAGCGCAGTATCACGAAAAAGGGCAAAGCCGCAAGGCGTAGGAGGCAAACCTACAAACGTAAAAACGATAGTAAAGAAGAAATACTCGAATGCCAGAAGCAGGAAAACGAAAAAAGCGTAAAGGAACAGGCATGAAGGGCCTCACCATCAAAGGGGGTCATAAGCGTCCTACAAAAGCTGGTGCGGGTATGACTGCTAAAGGTGTTGCAGCCTACAGACGAAAGAACCCTGGTTCTAAGCTACAAACTGCAGTAACAGGAAAAGTAAAGCCAGGAAGTAAGGCAGCAAAAAGAAGAAAGTCATTCTGTGCAAGATCAGCGGGACAAATGAAGAAGTTTCCAAAAGCTGCAAAGAATCCTAATTCAAGATTACGCCAAGCCCGTAGAAGGTGGCGATGTTAAAAAAGAGGGGGGTATTTAGCAAAGGATACCTCAATGTCATACTTAATATCAAACATCCCTCATTTTAAATGTTGGGTAAGAAAACAGTTTACACATAATCACGAGAAGTATGAGGGTGAGTATATTCATGCTCTCGCGTTTGCAGTAAATACAATACCAGATCGTAGTCTTAGCTTTCAGGTGGTGTTTACTGGCTGCACAGAAGAAGAGAATGTTCATGGGGGAGCTATGTGGGCAAGGCTACCCATAGCTTCTTTAGTAGCAGACACTCCTCTTGAAGAGTGGCCTACAACAATGCCAACGCATTTAGTTCAGCCTTGGGATTGTTCTTCAAGAAACCATGCGATAATAATTTTAGATCGTGTCTCCTCTAGCCCTTGGATCTGCAAGATAGGTGGGGAGTTTTATACAGGCAAGTATATGTTTACTGTGGACTACACAGATTCACATATCTCAGATGACCCTGCACAACATAAACAATCTCATGTATTAGAATTGTTAGATGCAGGTGAGTTTACAGGAAACATTGTAGCCCTGCCTAATAACAGAGTAAGAGCAACAAATCCTGCTTTGTGGGTTACTGGAGAGGGAGCACCAGACTTTGCTCCTAGTCAACACATTCACACTGCAGAAATACATGATAGTTATATGGACCCAAATATAACGTTTAATAATCTCTATGCGGAGGGAGAGGAAAATGAAGAAGACTAAATACATGGCTAAAGGTGGCAAAAACACCAAGTACATGGCTAAAGGAGGCCCTTTAAAGGATGTGCCTGAAGATAATAAAGGTTTGGGCAAATTACCAAAAAAAGTCCGTAATCAAATGGGCTTTAAAGCAATGGGTGGCAAAAACACCAAGATGAAAGCCAAAGGAATGGCTAAAGGTGGTAAGAATACCAAGATGAAAGCCAAAGGAATGGCTAGAGGCGGCAAGAACAGCAAAATGAAGCCCATGATGTACGGGGGCATGGCCTCTCAAAGCATGACGAAAAAGCCAAATCAAATGATGAGTGGCATGGGAATGCAAGGTTCTACTGCAAGACCTACGAGCATGATGGCTAAAGGTGGTAAGAACACTAAATACATGGCTATGGGTGGCAAAAACACTAAGATGAAAGCCTACGCCATGGGTGGCGGTGTTCGCAAGACGAGAATGTAAATGGAGCCTGTGCAGACCCATATTATGGGCATGAGTATGGCTCCCATAGAAGTACATACACGACATACTATACAATCTGGTGGAGATGAACTTACTTACATAACACGTAAATATACAATAGACGGTCCCGTTGTAAGAGTGTCTGAGTCCTCCACTACATTGTATGATAGGTATGGTCAAGAAGTAGAAGTTGGTAAATCAAACGGTACGAAAGAGATTTTTGCATAATGGTTTCAAATCTTCTTCCACAAAAGAAAAGAAAGCGAGAGCTAACAGAGAAACAATCTGCCTACCTTGCTGCTTTCATTGAAAATGGTGGAAACAATCAAGCAGCTTTGCGACAAGCTGGTTATGCAGAGACTAACACTACTGCAGTTATGCGCTCTCTATCTTCTGAGATCATTGAAGCAGCACAACAAATGTTAGCCGCTAATTCTATGAAAGCTGCCATGGGGTTAGTAAACGCACTGGACGATGATGGAAATATTCCTCGCGCAGAGTTGAAAGTTAAAGCTGCAGAGTCAATATTAAACAGGGTAGGTTTGGGTAAGAAGGAAACTGTGGAGCACAACGTTACTGCACTTCATGGTGTAGTCCTATTACCAAACAAGGCTAAACAGGAGGCTGTAGTTATAGATCATGCCAAAGACCATTTCAGTTGAAATAATAGAATCACCCTTAATACTTCCTAACTCAATATTACATTACAAACCAGATGGCACAAAAACTTATAAGACAGTTAAATTAATAGAAAAAGAAATATCGAATGTCAGAAAAAAGAAGGTCGGTAGCAAAGTCGCTTACAAACTCTATCGTGGATATTTACACACTCCCAGGTCAGTTTGAGGCATCTGTAGAGTCTGTAATAATTACTAACACTACGAGTAGTAATATAAATGCTTTTTTGTATTACTATGAAGGGGCAAGCACCACACAATTTTTAATTGTAAACAATAAACAAATATCTGGTAATGATTTTTTAAGACTTGATAACTTTAATATTAATTTATCAAAGGGGGATAAGATACAAGCTAAAACTGCTTCAGGTTCAGATGCAAACATTTTGATTTCAGTAAAAGAAATATTCACAGGACTACTTTAATGGCAGATAAAAAATTTGATCTTGATTTTAACATTGCTGATTACGAAACTGTACAAAGAGAAATCAAAAGAGACAGAGAACAAAAGCAACGCTCAAAGCAAAAATTTAGACAAATGCAGAAAGATGTGGTTAGAGATGCTGTTGACACCTTTGTTGGAGATTCTCCCCAAAGAAGAGCAATAGCTGCCGCTGCTATTAAAGGAATTGATTACGCAAAAATTGCTGCAAAACAGGGCAAAAAAGAAGCTTTCGAACAAGCAAAGAGAGATGGCATTGATCTTGGACTAAAAGGATTTAATAAATATTTAAATGAAAGCGTAAACTTTTTTGGAATAGTAACTGAATTAAAACGGTCTGGAGAAGATATTGGTCCTGTGTTTAGTTATGAACGTGAAGGAAAGCGAGGAGGGTTTGGTGCAGAATATGATACTCGAAGTAAAACAGGCCGTGTCTCTGTAGGGACTGAGGTAGGCCGTGCAGGTAAATTTTCTGCAGAAGCTGTAGCTGGTCCATATGGAAGAAGTGTTCTTGGTAAATTTACTACAAGGTTTAACAAAGGCGGCAAAGTCTATAATAAAAGAGGTCAACCTCGCAAAGTTAAGTATTAATTTATAATGGTAGATCCAGTAACTATCATAAGTGGCATAGCTCTTGCCAACAAAGCATTTGGAGAAGTAAAACAACTGCTACAAAATGGTCGTCAAGTAGCAGATTGTGGTAAACAGTTAAGTGATTGGGCAAGAGGTTGCTCACAAGTACAAGAAGAAAATAATAAACAAAGTTTAATGGGAAGCAATGCTTCTCAGTCTGCGATGGACAGACTAATTCATGTACAAACTGTACAGAAGCAACGAGAAGAACTCCGTGAGTTTATGCAGTTATATGGAACACCAGGTTCTTGGAACATGTTTCTACAGTTTGAGCGTGAGGCTAGACTACAGGTAAAAAAAGAAAGAGAAGAAGCAGAAAAAAGACGTAAAAAGAAACTAAACCTAGTAAAAAATATAGCAATAACGTTTCTTTTTGTGGTGCTAGTGGGAGCAATAATTACAATAGGACTTATGATATTTTTGAGTGCTAATCAATGACAGAAGAAACCCCCGCTAAAAGAGGCAGAGGAAGACCCAAGCTTGAAGCGGGGCAAAAAGGATCTTACAATGTTTCTCGTGCAGAAAAAGCAAGAAGGCAGTCTCAGAGAAGTCTTGCCGCTGCTAAAAAAAGAAGAGCGTCTGCAGAAAGAAAAGTTCAAAAGTCACGAGAAGCTGTAAAGAAAAAAGAAACAAATTTAAAAAAAGTTGAAGACGCAATCTTCAATTCTAAAGGTTCAAAAGTGTTAGAACAGGACACTATTGATAGTGTTCCAAAAGCAGTAAGAGAGCTAATAGAAAATGAGGCCGATGTTGTCTTCAAGCCTAACCTAGGACCGCAAACAGATTTTCTTGCGAGTCCTGAAAGAGATGTATTCTATGGTGGTGCTGCTGGTGGCGGTAAGTCTTACGCTCTTCTTGCTGATCTTCTTAGGTACTGTGATAACCCCAATCATCGTGCTCTTATCATTAGGCGCACTTTGGACGAACTTACGGAGCTTGTTGACAAAAGCAAACAGCTTTACCCAAAAGCTTTTCCTGGGGCAATCTTCAGAGAATCAAAAGCGATGTGGCAGTTCCCTTCAGGTGCTACAGCATGGTTCTCATATCTCGACAAAGACAAAGACGTTACGAGATACCAAGGACAAGCCTTTACATGGATAGGTATTGACGAGATAACACACTACCCTACTCCCTACGTCTGGGAGTACTTACGTTCTCGTCTTCGTACAACTGACAAGCAGATTGATGCTTACATGCGTTGTACAGGAAACCCTGGTGGTGTAGGAGGTTGGTGGGTTAAAAAAATGTACATTGACCCTGCTCCTGCAAATACACCGTTTGCAGCTACAGATGTTGAATCGGGTGAGTCTTTACTTTGGCCTGACTCAGCACCTGATGGAAAAGCTGGTCAACCCTTGTTTCTTCGTAAGTTTATTCCAGCAAGGTTGACGGACAACCCCTACCTAGCTCAGAGTGGCGAATATGAAGCCATGTTAAGGTCGCTCCCAGAAGTGGAAAGAAGAAGACTTCTTGAAGGGGATTGGGATGTCGCAGAGGGGGCGGCGTTCCCAGAGTTTTCTCGTAGCGTTCATGTTGTGGATGCTACAAAGGTTCAAATACCTACGAACTGGTTAAGATTACGAGCCGCTGACTATGGATATGCTGCACCAGCCTGTGTTCTCTGGGGTGCGATAGATTGGGATGACACCCTTTGGATATATAAAGAGTTTTATGGTAAAGGCCAGACTGCAGAAAATCTTGCTAATATAATAATTAACATGGAGGGAGATGATCCTCCGATGTATCACTCTGTGCTTGACTCTTCATGTTGGAACAGAACAGGCACAGGCCCTAGCGTTGCAGAAACTTTGATACGTTGTGGTGCTAGATTTACTCCATCAGATCGTAATAGGCTAGCTGGAAAAATGGAACTGCATCGTAGACTACAACTTGATCCTATTAGCAATGAGCCAAGAATAAAAATACTTTCTACTTGCACTGACCTTATTAGATCACTATCTTCATTACCACTATCTAAATCTAATCCTGAAGATGTAGATACAAAAGCAGATGATCATGCTTATGATGCATTACGTTATATGTGCATGACAAGAGCTAGAGGGCATCTCACTATAAATAACATGATGAATAAAATTAAAGAGGCAAAACCACAGCCGTTTGATTCAGTGTTTGGTTACTAATGGCAAAAAAGAAAAAAGAAATAGTGCCTGCTAATAAACCTCTTAGCTCAGTAGATCTAGGAAAGAAAGTTGCTAAAGGTAGCCCTAGTCTTCTTTTTACAGGAGAAGGGTTAGGTCTTATAGCTAGATATGCATACAAAAATGATGTTTCTATCAAAGCTGCTACATATCAAATTTCAAAAACGTTATTTGATTCACGTAAAAAAAATCCAGAAGCTGAAGGGTTAACGAGACGATTATTTCCACAGGGCATCACTACAATTGAAAAAGGGCTGGAAGAACATAAAGCCATTGAACAGCTTTTATATCAACAAGGAGTTCTTGTAGATGCAGATCCTGATCTAAGCGGTCTTAGAGAGGAAATAAAAAGAAAAGGTTTAAATAAAAGATCTGCAGAGGGCAAAGAAAAGATAGCAATTCTTGAACGAGGAGGTCTTCCTTCTGTTACTAAAAGAACTGCTTCAGGTTCTCTTGTAGAAGATGAAAAAATAGTTAGACCCTACAAGTACAAATTTAGTGCTCAAGCTGCTGCACAATTTAAAGACATACCTTTACCAAGTATTCTTGAAACAAAAGCTATTGAAACTACTCAATCAAGAGTTGCAAGAGTAGAAAAATCCCCAACAGAGGTTATGCAACAAGAGCTAGCCACTAAAAGAGAGGTTGTGCCTGAAGCTTCTACAAAAACAGAGAACATAATAAAAGAGCTTGAAGCAAAACAAATTGAAAAAGATGAAAGAGTAAAAAATCGTACATTAGAATTTTTAAAAAAAGGCGGCTTAAAAATAGGCAAAAATGCACTGCCTTTATTTGGCCCCATAACTGCAGCGGTTGCTGCATATCAATCAGGAGAGGCCACTGCATCAGAAGTGGAAAGACTTATTGATGCGCTAGAAGCAGGGCTTGAAGCTGCAGTAGTGCCGATTGATGCGACTCCTGTAGCACCAGGCGAGTTACCAGAAAGACTAAGAAATAATACAGAGGCTCTGCAAAGAGCTATGCAACCACAGCAATAAGGAGAAAGCTATGAATAAAGATGCTGGTTACATTATGGGAATGATGCAAAAACAAGGAGAACTATCAGAAGTTGCCGAAGGTTCTTTGTATCGTGAAGGATTAGATCAAATGCTAATCGGACCTATTGATCGTGAAGCTTTACAGGTTGACATGCCTCGTAAGGGTGACAATATGATAGATGCAAACTTTGATTCGCTTGCGGAACAACGCGACTACTAATAAAAAGGAAATCTCATGGCTGATTCGCCACTAGGAGATGCAATTGGTGCAGTCTTTGTAGATGAGGCTGCTACCAACGTAGCACAAACAGTACGTTCAAAATTTGAAGATGCTGAAACAGGTCGTTATCAGCACGAGCAACGTTGGCTAAAAGCATACAAAAACTTTCGTGGAATATACGATGGTGACACACAGTTCCGTGATTCTGAAAGAAGTAGAGTATTCTTAAAGATTACAAAAACAAAAGTTCTTGCTGCATACGGTCAGATAGTTGATGTTCTGTTTGCAAATAAAAAGTTTCCTATTGTAGTAGAATCAAGCCCCATACCTGAAGGTGTTGCAGAGTTTGCTCATCTTAATACTACAGGCCAGGAGCAACAACAAGAAGAACCTGAAACTCCTTACGGATTTCCTGGGGATGGTCGTGAGTTAAAACCAGGGGCTAAAGAGGCTACGTTCTTAGGGGGTCTTGAAGATAAGTATGAAAATGCAAATCTTGCAGAAGGCCCTTCAAGACTAGGGGAACCTCAGATTAGCCCTGCACGAGAGACTGCAAGGCTCATGGAAAAACTAATCCATGATCAACTACATGAAAACAATGCTACAAATGTTTTGCGTAACTCAATATTTGAGTGTGCTCTTCTTGGCACTGGAGTAATAAAAGGCCCCTTAAATGAAACAAAAACTGTTCATAACTGGGATCAAGAAGAAGGGTATCAGCCTTACAAACGGCTAGTGCCAAAGTTAGAGTCTGTTTCATGTTGGAGTTTTTATCCTGATCCTGCAGCCACTAGCGTAGAGGATTGTTCATACGTTGTCCAAAGACATAGGCTCAACAGAAGCCAAATGCGTGATCTAATGGACAAGCCATACTTTAATCCTGAAACAGTTGGTGCTTGTTTAGATAAAGGGCCTAATTACGATGACAAGTATTTTGAAGATACCATTCGTAATGAAAACATGGAGGTGCAACAAAGCACTGATCGTTTTGAAGTTCTTGAATACTGGGGAAACCTTGACTCAAAGTTAGCCTATGAGATGGGCCTACCGATTGACATGGATGATCTTACTGAGGTTCCAGTTAATGCATGGATATGTGGCAACATGGTTCTTAGGCTTGTGCTAAATCCATTTACACCCTACCGCATACCATTTTTTGCTGTGCCTTATGAAATCAACCCTTATCAATTATTTGGTGTGGGCATCCCTGAAAATATGGAAGACGCACAGTTGTTGATGAATGGTCACATTCGCATGGCTATTGATAACTTAGCTCTTGCTGGCAACGTAGTCTTTGATGTTGATGAAGCATCTCTTGTGCCAGGACAGAACTATGATATTTATCCTGGTAAAGTATTTAGAAGGCAGTCTGGTGTTACAGGGACTGCAATCAATGCAGTAAAGTTTCCAAACACTGCACCTGAGAATATTCAGATGTATCAAGCTGCAAGACAGTTAGCAGATGAAGAGACAGGACTACCTAGCATTATGCATGGTCAAACTGGTGTTTCTGGCACAGGACGCACCGCTGCAGGTTTGAGTATGCTTCTTGGTGGTGCTAACCTTAGTGTTAAAACTGTAATTAAAAATATTGATGACTTTCTTCTTAAACCAATAGGAGAGTCAATGTTCTTTTGGAACATGCAATTTAATAAAGATCATCCAGAGGTAAAAGGTGATCTTGAGATAAAACCACAAGGCACTTCTGCAGTAATGCAGAAAGAAGTTCGTAGCCAACGTTTGATGACATTGCTTCAAACGATTGGTAATCCAATGCTTGCTCCGTTTATTAAAATACCTAACCTTGTGCGTGAACTTGCAATATCACAAGACATTGATCCAGATCTACTTGTAAATGATGTTAATGATGCACAAATATTTGCAGATGTACTGAGAGGACTAAATGCTCAACAAGGAAACATGCCAAACGCTGCTGCCCCTGGTCAACAGTCAGGCCCCATGGGACAGCCTGAAGGCCCACCTGCAGGGCCTCAAGAACAGCCTTCAGGACCAGCTAATGAAGGAACAATTGGACTTAGAGATGCGGAGACTCCAGGGGAAGCTCCAACTGGTTGATTACCTTTTATCTCTTAAAGATGAAGTAAACGAACAACAGAAAGTTTATTTAGATAGTGGCAACTAATACAGAAAAATTACAGGAAATTTTATCGGGAGCACAAGCCGTTGCTCCTAGAATAAGAACTGAAACTCCTGTACAACAGATAGAGCAATCTGTAATTGACGTTAAAGGTGGCGTTGATCCTCTTGAAGTTCCTGATATTGGTCTTCCAACAAAAAAGAAAAAACAGCCTCTCTCACAACCCTCTACAGGATTAAGTTATTCTGCAGTAGATGAACCGCTTCAAAGTGTAGATTATGGAGATCCTGCGTCTTTTTCAAATGTAGAAAATTTACTTACTCAAGGCACAAGTTTTGCAGAAAGTCCACAAAGATTTACGAGAACTGGCACTGTTAGTTCAGCGGAGGGTGGTGATTTTTTTGATGATATCGCTGACCTTGATGAGTTTGGTGCAGTGGGGCCTGATGGAAAGATTGATCCTGATATAATAGGCGATCCATTTGATTATGGTTCTATCGAAGGTTTTGCTAAAGATGTATATAATAGACCTATTAGCGAAACTTTTAATCAAGCAATTCGAGACTTTGGTAACTTTTTAGAGTTTGGAGATACACGACCTACTATAGAAACTGTTAATAGTCCGTTTGGTTTAGCTGCTACCCAAGTAACAGACCGGAAAGGTAATCTTACTACTCCTGGCTTTTTTAGCGGAACTCTTACTGCGCTGGGAGCACCTGTTGGATTAGCAGGTAGGTACGGAACAAGGGCTTTAGATTATTTAACCACTGACTTTGCTGCAGACTTTTATGATCCAGGGAATGTTCCCATGAGCTATGATCAACACGTGCGATCAGAGTTCATGGGATTACAAATGGCTGCTGATCCTAATATTGGAACAGGTTGGTCTACTCCAATTGGAGGTGTTTCTTATGCAAGTTGGGATCCAAATAGAGCAAATATTGATCCTATTACTCAGATGGTAATAGATGAGACAGGGGTTAATCCTAAATTTGATGGCGCAGTAGTTACTTTAGATGGAAATTATACTTACACAATTAATTTTGAGAGTATTCCTGACTATGATGCAAGTAAGGGCATAACAGCGGAACAAGTACAAGACTATTTAGACAGAACTCCTACGATGGGATATTCAGAAAATCTATCAGTAGCACAACAAATTGCAGATGCCCTTAATAGAAGGGCGACAGGAGCCGGCTTAGATACTTTTGACGATCCTAATGCTCCTACTGGTCCTGAGACAGGACTTGATCTAGCAGAGATTGAAAGTCGTATGGAGGATATTTCTAAGTTTGGACCTCCTGTAGATGATGAAGCTTTTCAACCTTATGATATGCTATCAAGAGATCGTGATGCGTTAAATTATGATTATATGTCAGGAAGTCCAGAGGGGCCTGATACGTCACAAACAGGTCCATCTGATGCTGATGCCGATAGAGCAACAATGTACGACATAGATGAAATAGAAAGTGCTGAGAACTATGATCCAGACGAAGATCCTAACATGGATGATCCTGATGATACATAACGTTAACAGGAAAACTTAAATGGAAATAACACAACAACAATTTGAGACTAACTTTGAAACTCTACAGGATGAAGAGAAAGCTATGGTAGCAGGTCTCATAGAAAACAATGAACCGACTACTCTTCAAGCGTTTGCAAAAGTCCTTGGAATAACTTTTGATTTACCTGAACCAGAGCCAATGCCAGAGCCTTCTGAAGAGATCAGTGAACCGGAACAAGAGATACCTCAAACTGACGAAATGTCGCCAATCACTCGTGAGTTGATGGCACTTGGAGATCAGCCTACAGAGCCAGTTGGAATTACTGGGCCAATTCAAAAAGAAGGTGCTGATAATTCTGGGGTGGCAGATGATGTGTTAATGGATGCAGAGCAAAAATCTTTTATAGTCAACGCTGCCGCATTAAAACTTTTTGGCTACGGAGATTTTGTTAATAGGATACTGAAGCCTAATATTAAATCTTTAAAAGAGAGGACAGGACAAGTGATTGAATTAGCCACCATTACTCAACCCCAACAACAAGTACAAGGAGATACTCCTATAGCAGCATCTAATAGAGAGTTGTATATACCTCCACTGCTTGCTGAAGAAATTGGATATGAATTACTTGAAAAGATTAATAATCGTGGCAAACCTGAAACTGAAAAGAAGTTAGAAGAACAAAAACAAAAAGAACAACCTCAAGAACCACAAGCTGCTATGCAAGCTGCTTTAGGTAAGCGCATTCAGATGAATGAAGGTGATAAGATTCCTACTCCAAAAAGAAAACCTTTAGAGGTATATCTAGCAGATTATATTGCAGAAAGAGAAGGTTTAATAAAAGAAGCTGACATCCCTACAAAAGATGATAAACTTACAATTGGGTACGGACATACAGAAAATGTTAGAGAAGGTCAAACAATAACAAAAGAAGAAGCAAGAAAATTATTAAATAAAGATGTAAAAAAAAGAATACCTGAAATTAAAAGAGCAATACCAATCTTTGAAACTTTACCTTTGAGCATACAAGCACCATTAATGTCAGAGTGGTTTAGAGGTAGCTTAGTTCAAAGCCCTGAAGCAAGAAGACTTTTAAATGAAGGTTTATATGATCAGGCTGCTACAGAATATTTAAATAATGAAGAATATAAAAATGCAGCAAAAAGAAAAAGATCCGGTATAAGAAAAAGAATGGAAGAGGCTTCAGAAGCTATCCGTAATATAAAGAATGTAACGGAAACACCTGAAGAAGAACCTATATTGACAAATAACTCCCCTGAAGAGGGTCGAGAACTATTAAAAGAACGTCCAAGAGGTATGCGCTATGGTTTAGACAAAGTGCAACCTGTGATGGATAAAAGAGAAATCACACAGTTTCCAGAAAGAGTTCTTCAATAACTCT